AGCAAATGCTTCAAGCAACGAAGCAAACGAAGCCAAAGGAAAGAAAGGAAATAAAGATATTATATTCTATTCTACTGATGAGCACGACGAAGTGAAGCAAAACGAAGCAAATGCTTCAGATGATATTGACATAAATGATCTGTTTGAAAAGTCCGATACTAAATTAAATGATACTCAATCTAAGGTCTACAGAGTCTATATGAGTGAGATTGGAGAAATTAGTTCTGTTACTAAAGAGCGCATTGATGATTTAGTCGTTGACTTTGGGGCTAATGAGGTAGTTAATGCCATCTCTATTGCTAGTGAGCGAGGTAAAGGCAGTATAGGGTATATAACAGCCATTCTTAACAATAAGGTTAAAGAGGAGGTGATAAAGGGAAATGGAAGCAATGGACGTGGCAGCGGAAATAGAAAGACTAAGGCAGCAACAGACAGCAGTGAAGTCGACTGGGATAAAGAAACAGGAGAATGGATATGAATTCTATACTCCACATTATCCACCACCTGTTGCAGTTGAGTGTCAAAAAGATCTATCACAGTATGGCATAAAAGGTCGGTACTTAGATATGACATTTTCTAAATTAAAGCAGCTAGGAGCACCGCCCGAAGATAAGGATGCATATAACTGTGCTTTGAAGTATGCTGTTCATCTAAATGAGCATATCAAAAGCGGAAGGGGCTTGATTATGATGGGGCCAGTTGGAACTGGTAAAACATCATTAGCTATCAGCATATTACGACAAGCGATTGAACAAGGGTATAATGGCTACCTTATTTCAATGATGAGCTTACTCGACACATTGCTCATATTGAGTAAGGGACCAGCTGAACACTATCTGAAATTTGAAAATCGTATTCGTAATTGCCCTTTACTTGTGCTAGATGATTTCGGGGCAGAATACGATAATAAATGGGTTTCAAGTAAGGTTGATTCAATTATTTCTGATCGAGTTGAACGTGGAAAAGCGACTATTATCACCACGAATTTATCTGTTCAACAAATTAAAAAGTGCTATGATAGCCGCATTTATGACCGATTGAAAGAAACGTCATTTATTCTATCGTTTAAAGGTAAGTCTAAACGGGATCCGTTGGATATTTCACAAATTTAAGGAGAAATAGAATGAAATCAAATGCCAAGATTGAGATAGAAGTTTTTGATAATGGATGCATTAAAGTTGGAATGGAAGGACAATTCACTGATTTAACAATCGGATTTTGTGCAGGAGTTGCACAGGTAGTTCAATTAGCATCGAAGAATGCTAATAAAACACCGGAAGAACTATTAAATATTGTTACTGCTGAGATGCGTAATACATTGGGTAATGTATTACGTGAAAAAGAAAGGGTTACGCATTAAAAATGAATAAGCTTGTAATTTATGGCCGACCAGCAACAAAAAAGAATAGTTCGCGAGTCGTATACGCTGGGAAATATCCTCGTGTCTTACCATCAAAAGCCTTTGAGGAATATCAAGCATTAGCACTTAAACAGTTGCAATTCTATCGTAAACGAGCGTATCATTCTGGCCCTGTGTCCTTACGGTGCCGCTATTACATGCCTAACTGGGCACATTGGCCTGACTTGGTTGGCCTACTACAAGCTACATCAGATATTCTGACTGAGGCTGGCATTATTGACGATGACATGTGGGTTGCAAATTATGATGGATCCGAAATAGTTGGAATTGATAAAGCAAATAGCAGGGTTGAGATTGAATTTATACCAGTAAAGGAGGGAACGATATTATATGAGTTGCGAGACAGGAGGAATACAAAAGCAGCTAAACGATAGTTATTTCTTTACCGATGAGCAAGTTAAAGCCCTTAGGGATTTTTTTAGAGGCGGTATCGATAAAGCTGTTAAAAGCCCAAAACACTATAAGTTACCGGGATTAAATATTGAAAGCATTGATGTATTGCGGGCTGCATTAACTCCTGAGGAGTTTAAAGGTTTTTGTAAAGGTAATGCCTTGAAGTATTTGATTCGAGCCGGTAAAAAAGATGATGAATTACAGAATCTAAAGAAAGCTGGTGTATATATTGGGTGGTGTATTGATGCTCAGAGTACTAGCAAATCAAAATAGGATGGTTGAATGAATATGATTAAAGTATACAGAAAGAAGCCTATTAAAATTCAAGCCGTTCGATATGACGGACTGAATATTTCTGAATTGTTAGAATTCATAGAAAATGTAACGATGATTGATTGGGCTGAAAAATGTAGCTTAGATATTTCAAGCCCCAATGGTGATATCAGTTGCTGGGTAGGTAGTTATGTAATCAAGGAGCCTAATGGCAGGATTAGTGTATATGAGGAAGATGAATTCGAAGCAATTTATGAGGAGGTCAAATAATGATTACAGACGAACAAGGCCGTAAATGGCTAATGCAAAAGTTATATGATAATGGCTGGAGATATTTGGCTGAGGATTATTGTGGTAGAGTATGGTTGGCTACAGAAAAACCAGAATTCAATAAATTTGGAAGTATAAAATTTGTTGGTAAATATTCAATGGTTACTTGTATTAGAGATATACTCCCTAAAACAAATTTAAATCAATATTTAAGTATTGCAAAAGAATTAGGGGTTATAGACTGGGCAAACATTCCTATTGATACACCTATTCGTGTATGGAATAACGCATCAAAGACAAAAGAAAAACGGCATTTTGCAGGATATGAAAATGGGTATGTGTTAACGTGGGCTCATGGTGGGACTTCATGGAGTAGCCCAAAACATTGCGTAAGTGAATGGGATCATGCTGAGTTGGTGGAGCTATGAAAAGAGCAATATATATAGCGTTGGTTAAGCTACTAAAATTATTAGATAGCCGATGCAACATATCTGATGAGATGATTCTTGCAGGTGCTGTGGCGGTATTGGATGAAACACAAAATATGCTTGAATATGAAGCTAAATTACAATTACAGTTCTTGGATGATTTGCAAAAAGAAACTGCAGAGGACTTTACTCCGATTAGAGGGTTTTTAACAGGGTTTCATAACAGGTCCATTAATTGGTGTAAAAAGCAGCGTAATGCATTAGCGATACAAAGCAAATTATAGGGGTATGGGGGTGTTAGAATTGGAACAGGCGCAGGTGATAACTGATATTGATGCGGTTGTCAAATTAGCCACTGAAACGGCTATAGAAATTTATGAACAGCGGATTGAAAAAGATCACGCTAAAAAGCGAGAGCAGGCAAGGAAAAATACAAAAAAGTTATTAGCTGGGTACAATGAGCTCAAAGAACATTGTGAAAATGCAATAGCGGATATTGAAAGTAGTGTTCCAACTGATCTGCAGTTGCTTTTAACCGAGTTATTTAATCGTAGAGGTGTATTGCGTGTTGAATCTATTCTCGCTAGCAAGCGTCGTACAGAATTGATATTAGAGCATGTCGATAATATGCTTGATGTATATCGAAAACAATGTAATTATCGCAATCAACCGTACTTTAAATCGCTAGTGTATTTTTACATTGATAAGCTAGATGTCGATGCTGTAGCTGACAAATTGAATGTTGAAAAGCGGACTGTATATCGCTATTTAGAGCAGGCGGAGAACGACATGGCATTATTAATATGGGGAATCCAAGCGGTTTAATTGTACGCAATCGAAACTTGACAAATTGTCACAAAACTGTCATTTACATGTCATTATGGGTGTTTTATAATGATAGTGTCGATAAATTGTAAGTGGCTCCTAATGACGAAATCGACACGACTATATACACCTTCTTGCATACAGTTTTGTGAAAAGGACACCGAATCAGGTGTCCTTTTTTCATGCCTAAATTTACGTGGTAGAGTACCCAAGAGGTCAAAGGGAACTGCCTTGAAAGCAGATAGACGTGTAATGCGTGCGTGGGTTCGAATCCTACCTCTACCGCCATATATTAAATTATAGAAAGGGAATCATCATGAATATTGTTGAAATGCAACTATCAGAATTAAAGCCGTATGACAATAATCCAAGGCATAATGATGTGGCAGTGCAACCGGTAGCGAATTCAATCAAAGAATTTGGGTTTAAAGTGCCTATTGTAGTTGATGCAGATAATGTGATTATTGCAGGTCATACCCGATATAGAGCAGCTCAACAGTTAGGATTGGATACAGTTCCTTGTATTGTGGCCGATGATTTATCTCCGCAACAGGTGAAAGCATTCAGACTAGCAGATAATAAAGTATCTGAATTCGCTACATGGGATCCCGATGCTATGATGGAGGAATTGCAAGGAATCCTTGAAATTGATATGTCGGAATTCGGGTTCTTGGATAATACAGAGGCCCTTGATGAGGTCGATGATACCTATACTACGGATATTAATATTCCTCAATATGAACCTACTGGCGAAGTTGTATCATTAGAAAATTGCCTTGATGATGATAAAACACAATCTCTATTAATGGAAATTGAGGATAGTAACGTTACGGAAAAAGAAAAAGATTTCTTGCGTAAAGCTGCACAACGTCATAATCAGTTCAACTATAAGAGAATTGCAGAATATTATGCTAATGCTAGCGAGGAAATGCAAGAACTCATGGAGCGTTCCGCACTTGTAATTATCGACTATGATGATGCAATCAAAAATGGATATGTACAACTGTCCAGTAGTTTGGAGGCGATTTTAGGTGAAGAAAACGAGTAAAACTAATTTTGCAGTATTTATTTTGAGTCATGGCCGAGCAGGAAACGTTAAGACGTATCAAACATTAATTAATCAAGGTTATACAGGTAAAATTTATATTGTTGTCGATGATGAAGATGATATGCAACAGTCCTATATTGATAAATACGGAACGGAAGTTGTAAAAGTATTTAGCAAGAAAGCTGCATCGGCATTTGTTGATCCAGCAGACCTACAACAGGAGTTAAAAGGCGTAATATACGCACGCAACTACTGTCATACTATCGCCGAGGAGTTAGGGCTTACACATTTCCTTGTATTGGACGATGATTACAATTTATTCGCCCATAGGTATGCAAAAGATGGCAAGTTATTATCTTGTGCAACACGTCGTTTAGATGATGTGTTCGAATGTATGAATAAATTTCTTGATGATACAGGAGCACTAACTGTAGCACTTGCACAAGGTGGCGACTTTATTGGTGGCGTTGATAATGGAAACTTCAAAAAGAAATTACTGCGTAAAGCGATGAATAGTTTTTTCTGCAGAACAGATAAGCCCTATCAATTCTTTGGCCGTATCAATGAAGATACAACCATGTATGTGAGATATGGCGAAACTGGACATTTGATATTTACAACCATGTTATTTATGCTCAATCAAGGACAAACGCAGAAAAACAAAGGGGGGCTTAACAGAAATGTACCTAGATAGCGGTACGTTTGTTAAGTCTTTTTATTCTGTTATGTATTCACCGTCATGTGTAAAGGTTGCTGCGATGGGCGACAAACATATGCGTATGCATCACCAAGTCAAATGGGAGTGTTGCACTCCTAAAATCTTATCTCAGAAATATAAGAAAGGGGGCTAATATATGGCTAAAATGGGACGGCCTAAGAAAGCTATTAAGCAAGAGCAGTTCGAGGCTATGTGTCAAATACAAGCTACACAGGAAGAAATAACCCTCGTTCTAGGTGTTAGCGATAAGACATTGAATGCATGGTGCAAAAGAACGTATGGCAAGACTTTCTCCGATGTTTTTCGTGAAAAACGAAGTGCAGGCAAGATTAGTCTCAGACGTAAGCAGTGGAAGTTGGCAGATAGGTCTGCCGCTATGGCAATATTCTTAGGTAAGCAATTCTTAGGGCAAACAGACAGGTCTGAAATGGAAGTTAATACAACAGTACAAAATAACCCTTTGGCAGAATTAACTACAGATGATCTAAAGAAATTAATAGACAAAGAGGGGTGAGGCTATGAAACTCACACCGGAACTCATGCAGCAGCTCAAATATGAGTTGGCAAGGCGTGAGTTTTTTTATTATTGCCATTTACAAGCATCGGACTTTTATAGGAAAGACAGAGACTACCTCGTAGAATTGTGCAATACGTTGCAAGAGTTTTACGAAGATCCAGACGCAAAAGTTCTAATAATGAACATGCCACCTCGACACGGTAAAAGCCGTACAGCTCAGATGGCAGTTAAATGGATATTAGGCAAAAATCCTATTGAAAAGATTATGACTGGTTCGTATAACACAACTCTATCAACTACTTTTGCGAAGAATGTTCGTAATGATATTCAAGAAGTTAAGGCAGACGAAAACAGAGTT